GTGCTAACTTACAAGAAACTCTAGGCATTAGTTGGTACGAAGGTGCATTAGTAGACGCAATTCCGATGGTTCCAGACCGTTTGAGTTACAGCAAAATGGCTTTGGATACATTTAAGTATCCTAGCAAATGGACAGAAAGTTATGATGCATATACTGTGTATCGTCCAGACATATGCAGAAAAATTATTGAGCATATGGATAATTACAGAACTCGACTACCTAGCCTAAATAAACAGGTAGAAATACTAAACGATAACTTTTTTAGTTGCAATAAACTATTAGAGATGTTACAATAATACTATAGATGTCATCCACGACATAAACTCGGAGAATTTAATTGACAACATTCACAACAGAAGATTTACAAAACGTTCTTGCCGGAGCATCACAGCAAGGCGATGACGATAAGAATTATAAAGAAGCATACCTAGGCGATCACCTTCGTTTTAGAATGAAACGTGAAGGCAAACGTTTTTGGGCTGGAGATAATATTAGTGATTATCTACACGATGGCGATAAAGAAAAACTAATTGACGAAGCAACAGAAGCATTTGAAACTGTTCTAGATCGATTACTCATCGATCGTGAAAACGATCCAAACTCAAAAGGTACTGCAAGACGACTTGCTAAAATGTACTTTAACGAAATCATGGGAGGTCGTTATGACCCAGCACCAGACGCAACAGCATTTCCAAATGATTCAGAAGATCGGTACGAAGGTATGCTCGTGGTTAGAAGTGAGCTTCGTAGTATGTGCTCTCATCATCACCAGCCTGTTTCTGGCGTTGCTTATATCGGAATCATTGCCGCTAATAAACTTATCGGCCTAAGCAAATACACACGTATCGCCCAGTGGTGTGCTCGTCGCGGTACCTTACAAGAAGAATTGTGTAACGATATTGCTAGAGAAATTATGAAAGCTACTGACTCAGAAAACGTAGCAGTCTACATTCAAGCAACACACGGATGTTGCGAGAACCGCGGTATTATGGCACATAGTTCTTTGACACAAACAACTGTACTTAAAGGTGCTTTCAATACAGACGGTAATACAAAGAAAGAATTCTTTGACAACATTAAACTACAACAGGAGTTTGCCCCAAGATGATGAATCAAGAAACTGCAGAGGTACTCAACAGAGTAATGTCTCTTAAAGAATTTGAAGTTAAACGCATGACTGACGAACCATTGCAGTTTCGTGGTGGGTCTATTCCGTTTGATATCCGAGCAAATCAAGAATGTGTGTGGTTTAAAGTATTAGCTATTAGTCAAAAGGAAGCAGAAACAATGGTAGACAACTGGTTACACTCGCAAACGGAAGGTTGGGATGACTAATAAATTTCTTAAATTATTAGAACGCTTGGGACGTAAACGTGTTATTATGGATCGTGTTGACAACGAACCATATTTAGAACGATACTATCTTTTCCTTAAAGATCGCAAACAGTTTCCGTTCAACGTTTTTTTACATAAATTTTTAAAAGGCGATCCAGATGATGTTCACGATCATCCATGGCCTTATGCTACACTTATTTTAAAAGGTGGATACTATGAGTGGATTCCGCAATTTAACGCAGATGGTACTAAATCGTGTGAAATACGTAAATGGCGAGGACCCGGCCATTTTCGTATATGTGGCTCTAACAGCTATCATCGTATTGAGCTTGCTCCTGGCGTAACTGCTTGGACTTTGTTTATGCCTGGTCCACAGAAACGCGATTGGGGATTCCTTGTCAACAACAAATGGATTCAAAATGATGCGTATATGGCTATGAGGAAGTCCTCTAAATGAATAAGCGCATAATTTCTTGGAACGAATTACAAAATTTAGTATCTAAAATCTGTAGAGACATTTCTGTTGGTAATTGGCGCCCAGATTATATTGTTGGCATTACACGAGGCGGGCTAGTGCCTGCGGTTATGATTAGTCATTATTTTAATGTTCCGTGCGAAACTTTAAAAGTAAGTCTACGTGATGGTAACGATACTGAAAGTAATTGCTGGATGAGCGAAGATGCTCATGCTGGCAAGAACATTCTTATAGTCGACGACATCAATGACAGCGGAGCCACTATCAATTGGATCATAAACGATTGGCGCAATAACTGTTTACCTTATGATGAACGTTGGGATACTGTATGGAACAACAACGTTAAATTTGTAACCCTATTTGATAATCTAGCATCTGATGCTGTTGTTAAAATGGACTATGTAGGTTGCGAGATCAATAAAGCAGAAAAGAACGAATGGATTGATTTTCCGTTTGAAGATTGGTGGACAAAATGAGTACCGTATCTAGACACAGTAATACTTGTAAAGTAACGCAAGTTGCTAGTAAACGTGTTGTTGAAGCTGAAGTTCAAGACTTCACAGAACATGATAAGTTAAATGTTGTAATCAACAAAAGCGTTCGACTATCAATGAAGTGGAATGGTCGTATCTATGAAGGCAAAGGTGCTGGAATGGATTTTGAGAGTGCCGGTCCGCACATTACTAGAACACAAACAAGTTCAAGAGGATAAGATGAACATTTATTATTCGCTTGATGATGCTAAAGCGGCTGGTGTTACTCCGTGGGACAATGTAGTTCAAGAAGACTTTCACGTAGTTACATTTAAAGATAAGTACCCAGTCACTGAAGGTCACCTTTTGTTTGTTCCTCAATATTCAGCAGACGGAGTTATTGAGGACTGTTTTGCAGATGCTTTGAAAACTGGAAAACAAATGGTTGCCAACGGTGAGTGTGATGGATTCAATATTGGGTTAAACTGGGGTGAAGCCGCAGGACAAACTGTAATGTATCCACATATTCATTTGATTCCAAGACGTAAAGGTGACATGGCTGACCCCACAGGCGGTGTTAGGCACGTTATTCCAGAAAAAGGCAATTATAAAAAATGAGTAGAGCATTGTTTATTGGTGATAGTCACACATGTGGCTACGATAGTATTCCCGGCAAGGTTGGTCCTGGTAGTTATACCTATTGGAACGACAATAACTATGGAGAACTATACGGATCAGTTACTAATAAACCCGTAAGCATCTATGCAATGGCAGGTGTAAACAATCGAGTATATACTGATTGGCTTAAAAGTATGTTTGAAAGATACTCAGACATTGACGAAGTTTATCTATGTATGGCTCCATTTAATCGTTTTGTAATTGCATTTGATAACTTATCCGACGATGTTATTCCTGTAGATCATTTTACAGTAAAAATAGACTCGTCTACTGATACAGTACATCGGTATTGTGATGAAACAATTGTTGATGATGTTTTACAATTGTTTAATAAACCTATCAGTACAGATTATAATAAATTTCCCGGAATTGAACTGTCGGCGGACCAAGGTCTTAAATCACCCAATTTACGTAAGCATACCTATATGCAATTAAAAACATTTTTTGATATGAATTCGTTTACTGAAAAGAGAGAATTTTTACAATCAGTGTATGCATGGGATAATATATGCACCGATAACAATGCAAAATTATATCTGTTTAACGTTACAGATAGATTAAAATATCCTGGTAATTTTGAATACTACGGAAAATTAAAATCTACAACTGTTGCTACAAAAACAGTAGAAACATTTTTTACAGAAAAAGGTGTTGATCATACACAATACTATCTTGCTGATAAAGAACATTATAACAAAGTATATCATCAAATGATTGCTGATGAATATATTCCCTGGTTAAAATCACTATGAGAATACTTATTGCGGGAGACAGCTTTGCCGCAAGATGGCCAAACACTAGCCTTAGCTGGATGGATTTGCTTGCCAATAACCATGAAGTAACTAATCTTGCACAAGCAGGTATTGGCGAATATAAAATTTACAAACAATTAGAAAATCAAGACTTTAGTCAGTACGATGTTGTTATAGTAAGTCATACAAGCCCAAGTCGCATACATACTCGAAATCATCCGTTACACAAAGATGGATTTCATGAGAATTGCGATCTAATTGTTACTGATTTGATGGAACACTTCCAGCCTTTTAATAAAAATTTACAAATTTCTAAAGCATGGTTTCAATATCATTATGACGAAGAATACCAAATTGACATTTACAACTTGCTAAGACAACAAATAAAAAGTATAATTACTATACCTTATATAAGTATTTCTCATCTTAAAATTAGTACTATGTTAGCTAATGAGAAACCCCATATAGACTTTAGTGATCTTTGGGCGGTTGAAAGAGGCAATATCAATCATTATACCGAAAAAGGTAATCGTATAATTTATGAAACATTATTAAATCAATTAGAAGGAGCCAAAAATGAACGTAACTGAAGGATCAAAATGGGTTAGCCCAGAGAATAAACAATTCCATGTAATTCATGTTGTCGAAGTTGAAGGACATACATGGGTACATTATATTTCTGATGATACTCAAGCAAAAGAATATAGTTGTTATATTGAAAGTTTTTTACAAAGATTTACACCACACATAAATGCATAAGATCATCATTCACTGGAATCACAAAAATAATACCATGGCGGGATGGAATGATACCTGCGCCTCTATTATTGAACATTTTGGATTGCCAGGGGATCGATATGTAACAGAAGTAACGGCTGATAATATGACTTTCAATTTTAAAACTGAACAAGATGCTTTTATGTGTAAAGTATTAGTGAGCGACAGATTGTGAAAAATATTTTTCTTTTCATTCTATTCTGTTTGGCCGTTGTTATATTTTTTGATTACGATCGAGAAGGGCGTGTGGTTGTATACGATTGTAGGCTTTCTGAAATAAGTCCCGATTATCCACCGGATGTAAAAGAAGAATGTCGTAAGCTACATTATAACGAATGGCGACGTAAGCAAGAAGAAAAGAAAAAAGAACCAGCAGGTATGATTATATGAAAACATGGACACTAACGGTTGAAGAAGATCCAAATAGTGAAGATTGTATTTTAACATTTCCTCCAGATTTGTTAAAAGAAGCAGGTTGGAAAGAGGGCGATACCATTTCGTGGATTGACCAAAAAGATGGCAGTTGGAAACTTGAAAAGGTTGACAACAACTCTAAAAAGAGTGTATAATATATTATGAGTAAAATTAAAATTGCAGAACTTTTTTATAGCATTCAAGGAGAAGGACGTTATATGGGCGTCCCTTCTGTATTTCTTCGTACTTTTGGTTGCAACTTTAAGTGCGCTGGCTTTGGTATGGCTCGAGGCGAGCTAAGTACCGAAGCAGAAGATATTGCTCAAGTAGCACACCATTATAACAAATATGAAGAACTTCCTTTGGTTTCTACGGGTTGTGACAGTTATGCTAGTTGGCATCCTTCTTTTAAAGAACTTAGTCCAATGCTCACTTCAGACGCAATCGCCGATAGAATCTCGGAAATTATTCCGTTCGGCGAATGGAAAGATGAACACTTGGTAATCACAGGCGGTGAGCCATTGCTAGGTTGGCAACGTGCTTATCCAGACTTGCTAGATCATCCTAAGATGAAAGGCTTGAAAGAAATTACCTTTGAAACAAACGGTACTCAAAAACTTACACAAGACTTTAAAAATTATTTAGGTGTATGGAAAGGTCTTCCAAGACAAAAACGTGAAATTACATTTAGTGTAAGTGCCAAGTTGCCGTGCAGTGGCGAAAAGTGGGAAGAAGCTATTCAACCAGACATTGTATGCGAATACGAAGAAGTTGGAACTGCATACTTAAAATTTGTTATTTCTACAGAACAAGATTTTGAGGATGCTCAACGTGCAGTTGCTGAGTATCGTAAAGCAGGATTTACAGGACACGTTTATCTAATGCCGGTTGGTGGTGTTGAAAGTGTTTATGCATTAAACAATAAAGCAGTAGCTATTATGGCAATGAAAGCAGGTTTACGGTATAGTGATAGATTGCAAGTGCCATTATTTAAAAATGAATGGGGAACCTAATGTTACATATTAGAAAAGAAGGCGGAACTGTACGCAATGGATTTAATTTTTATCCATTGACCGATAAAGGTAGTTTTGGATTTTTATTTAGATATGGTCCTAAAGATCCGATATTTAATCTAGGTCAAAAAGTATTTTGGTTTCGATACAGCAAGCAAACTAAAAAATGGATTATAGGAAAGCACAATGATTAAGAATTTTTTTAGAAAAATTACAGGACTAGATGCATTAGATAAAGCTAAAGAGCAAGCACTAGAAGAAGCCCGTGCCGCTGTTAAGTTAGCTGCACACGCACAAGCAGAATTAGAAGCTGCTAAGGCAGCAGAGGAGGCAGCAAAACTGGGCCCAAAAGAACGTGCAACTGCCCAAGGGATGCCTTATGTAGCTGTTTTAGATACGCACGTAAATAAAGACAACATTCGCAATGGATTCTTTGAGCTAGACTGGAATGATCAATTTATTGTAGAACTTAAAACTGCTGGATATGGATTTGACGGTGATCCAGACGAAGAGATTGTGGATCGTTGGTTTAGAGATCTAGCGGCAAACATGCTAGCAGAAGCAGGCGAAGATCCATCTAGACATACTGCTGGATTTATTAACGTTAACAGAATTAATCCTAATCGTTCAGAGATTTCTTAATGCACACTGTATTAGAAAATAACGAATACATCGACCAGTACAACTGGTCGTCTTTAATTACGCAAGAAGATAATATGCAATTAATGACTATTGCTAAAAGTATCATTGATGCAGGCGATTATTTTACTAATAGTCCTAAGTTTCAAACTAGACAAAATTTATTTGCAAGACCAGAACCAGTCTTTTTAAAGATGCGTCAAAGTTTTATATACTCTTGTTTTATGTTTTTAGAAAAAGAAGTTCGTATTAAAAACATTATGAGTTGGGTTTTTATGACTAACAACAAGACTACGGAAAATAGAGATGATTTTTGGCATAACCATCATATTAGCGATAATGACGGTACTACGGATACACTTAGTGGAATTTGGTACGTGCATATTCCCAAAGTTCAAAATCAAGATATTACCGGAACCGAATATTCAATGGCAGGGCCTCCCAACTTTAACGACACATTCTTTTTAAAACCAAAAGAGTTGACTTGGAACGTATATCCTAGTAAACTGTGGCATAGACCCGGAATCACAGATTCAGACGATTACCGGTTTGTTTTTGCAGCAGACATGGAATACTATAAATGACATATATTTTGGTTGATACAGCCAACACATTCTTTCGTGCTAGACACGTAGTTCAAGGTAATGCCGACATTAAGCTCGGCATGGCATTCCATATTACATTTAATTCAATTAAAAAAGCGTGGCAAGACTTTGATGGGAAACATGTTGTGTTTGCATTAGAAGGTCGTTCGTGGCGTAAAGACTTTTACAAGCCTTACAAAGCACAACGAGCAGAAGCCCGTGCAGCAGCAACAGAACGCGAACAAGAAGAAGATACATTATTTTGGGAAGCCTTTGATGAATTTAAAAAGTTCATTACAGAAAAGACTAATGTAACAGTCTTACATCACCCACAACTTGAAGCAGACGATTTAATTGCTGGATTTGTACAAGCCCATCCAAATGAGAAACATGTTATCATTAGCAGCGATGGAGACTTTGCACAGTTAATTGCACCAAATGTTCAACAGTACAACGGAATTGCTGAAGTAACAACAACTCACGAAGGGTACTTTGATGCAAAAGGCAAAAGAATTAAAGATAAAAAAACAGGCGAAGATAAGCCAGCACCTAATCCAACATGGCTCTTGTTTGAAAAATGTATGCGTGGTGATACCAGTGATAATGTCTTCTCGGCGTATCCAGGTGTGCGTACTAAAGGCAGTAAAAACAAAGTGGGTCTTACTGAAGCGTTTGAAGATCGTAACAGCAAAGGATTTTCGTGGAACAATCTCATGTTGCAGAGATGGGTTGACCACAATGGTGTAGAACATCGTGTTCTAGACGACTATCAACGCAATGTAACATTGTGCGATTTATCAGCGCAGCCGGCAGATATACGTGCATTAATTAACGAAACAATTGACACAAACGCAGTACCAAAAGATATTACTCAAGTAGGTATTCGTATGTTAAAATTCTGCAATACATGGGACATGAAGAAGATTGCAGACAACATACAATCGTATGCTGAACCGTTCCAAGCAAAGTACCCAGAGTCATCTGTTACTTTACGTAAACTTAACCAGGAGTATTAAAATGAGTGCAATTACAGAAAAACTATCTAAAGCAAATGAAAGCTTCACTATTAATCGTTATGATAACGGTTTTATGATTGAAGTCGGTGGTCGTGATGATAATGACGATTGGAAAAACGCTAAAGTTATTGTTGGTACTGAAGACGAACTAATCGAACTAATTAAAGAAACCCTTTCGTTACCATTGGCGGACTAATTATGCGTTGCAACGCTTGCGGTGAAGATACCGTTAAGAAAATCAATTGTGATTGGAGACAAGGACGGTGTCCACATCGTCCTGTTACTGATTATCATTTAAGATTTTATAATTTGTTACAATTCATCAAAGGACTATTTAAGAAATGACAGAGATACACGCAAAGCCCATCGTTGATGGAAAGTTTTGGATCGTAGAAGAAGACGGCGTTAAGATTGCTACTCTTCATAAAAAAGAAAACAACAAATTTGTCTTAAGCAGCACTAATGGCGAAGTAATGTTTAACAAAAAAGATGATTTAACTAAGACATTCGGTAAAGGATTCTTTGTGTCTAATGATAAAATCATTGTTACACAAGCAGAACCAAATGAATGCCACGGATATCCTACTAGTTGTAAACCATATAATGCAATGTATGACGTACAGAGAAAGCTACCATTGTTTACAAAGAGTAATGCTAGCAAAAGTCTATACTGTGCAGGTTACTACACTATTAAATTTGACAAAGGTTGGGTAAGATCGTTCTGTCCTAAAGCAATTACTGTTGAACGTTATCCATTTAAAGGTCCGTTTAAAAGTGAACTAGAAATGAAGAGTGTACTAGCAAATGCAAAATCCGATTAATTTAACTCCTATAACTCAATTTATACAGTCAGTACGTAGTGCAGAACTAACACAGGCTAAAGAAGTTAAGTTATCACTACAGCAAGCAAGGTTACTAAGCCTTGCTTTAGCTGAAATACAAGATAAGCTAGTACAAGACTATGAGACTATGTTTAACGATCTTAAAAAGAGCATAGACTCAGGAGTGGTTACAGTAACAATGGACGGCGGCGGGTTCGACGACAAGTAAAAAGAGATAAATATATGCGTATATAATCGAGGATACGCATTATGAGTCGCCCAAAGCCAGAAGTATTGTTAGAATACGTAAACAAAAAAACATACAAAGCAGAACAAGTTCTTGAAGCAGAAGCCATCTGGGCTGTCTTTTACAAAGGCGCACCTTTTAATTTAAAGAGCTTTAATAGTCTTACTAGCTATCCTGGTCCTAAATACAAGAAAGTATCATTTAGCAATCCCGGACATGCACACAACCTAGCTAAAAAACTTAATTTAACCTTTGGATGCACTGACTTCCAAGTGGTTAAATTAACTAGCGGCACCGTAGTAGTATGATATCACGTGATGCCTTAACAAAGATATTCCTTCAACAATGGGGTAAAAGCACCGATGATGCTAATGTTAAGATGTATTCACGTACTTGGTGGCAAACAAACCGTACAAACAAGCAAGATGCGTTCCGATTAACCGACAAAGGTTACGAATTTTTGGTTCGAGAATTGGATTTACAGGAGTATGAAATCCCATTTACCGAGCCAATTGAGCTTAGTCCGCAGACAATTATCTTCTTAGAACGCTATGTTGACTGCCCTTATTTCCTTACAAATCAAAGCATTACAGTATTTTCTGAGAAAAAAAGCTTCGAATTGTACCTATTTTCCGACGATATCCGTAAATTTGGGCTAGTTAAAGCCATGAATGAACGACAAAAAGATCTAAATAATTCCTAAAAACGGTTGACGCACTAGTTGTTTTGCCTTATAATAGAGGCTACAAAACAGTTTTTCAACAACCTTTTAAGGAACTAAAATGGCAGAAATTAACAGCCGCACCGTTGGCCCTAAAGATGCAAAAAAGTCTTTGCGTAAAGCGTTTAAAAATCAGCGTCCTATCTTTATTTGGGGTCCTCCAGGTATTGGTAAGTCAGACATTATTAAGCAACTTGGCGGCGAGCTAGAAGCTCATGTAATCGACGTGCGCCTTTCACTGTGGGAACCTACTGACATTAAAGGTATTCCTTACTTTGACAGCAACGACGGTACTATGCGTTGGGCACCTCCAGGCGAATTGCCAAGCAAAGAGTTTGCTGCTAACCACAAACAAATCATCTTGTTCTTGGATGAAATGAACTCAGCTGCACCATCAGTACAAGCTGCTGCATATCAATTGGTGTTGAACCGCAAAGTTGGCACATATGAGTTGCCAGCAAACGTTGTAATTGTTGCAGCTGGTAACCGTGAGTCTGACAAAGGTGTTACATACCGTATGCCTGCTCCGTTGGCTAACCGTTTCGTTCACTTGGAAATGGCTGTTGATTGGGACGACTGGTTTGACTGGGCTACTGACAACCGCACACACAAAGACGTTGTTGGTTTCTTGACTTTCTCTAAGAAAGACTTGTACGACTTTGATCCAAAGTCTAGCTCACGTGCATTTGCTACACCACGTAGCTGGTCATTTGTTAGCGAATTGTTGCATGATGACGATACCGATCACGACACTTTGATGAATTTGGTTACTGGTTCAGTTGGTGAGGGCTTGGCTTCTAAGTTTATGGCACACCGTAAACATGCTAGCAAGTTGCCTAACCCACGTGACATCTTGTCAGGCAAAGTTAACAAGCTGGATACTAAAGAGATTTCAGCACAGTATTCACTAGTTGTTAGCTTGTGCTACGAGTTGAAAGACTCATGCGATAAGAAAGCTAAAGACTGGAACGATCAAGTTAACTGCTTCTTCGAGTTCATGATGAAGAACTTTGAAACAGAATTGGTTATCATGGGTACTAAGTTGGCATTGTCTAGCTACAAGTTGCCGCTGGATCCAGATGAAATCAAGTGCTTTGATGATTTCCATGCTAAGTTCGGTAAGTATATTTCGGCAGCTACCGATAAAAACTAATCCAAAATCGAACCATTTGACACCACCTTCGGGTGGTGTTATAATATATACTATAGTAAAACTTTAGGAGCAGACATGGCACACGCCGATCCAATCATTGACAAAATTATTGTTGCACGAGTAGGTTTGCTACTGCGTCACCCGTTCTTTGGCAACCTTGCTACACGTATGCAAATCAAAGAAGGTTGGAACAGTTTGACTACTGCGGCTACTGACGGTCGTACAATTTATTTTAATCGTGAATTCTTTACACCTCTTACTAATAAACAAGTAGAGTTTGTACTTGCTCACGAAATCCTTCATGCTGTGTTTGATCATATGGGCCGTCGTGAAGGTCGTGATCCAAAAATCTTTAACATTGCATGTGACTACGCAGTTAACGGACAAATTGTTCGTGATAAAATTGGCGATCACAAACTGCCAGACATTACTATCTACCATGACACTAAGTACTACGGCATGGGTGCAGAAGAAATCTATGACGCAATTTACGAAAAGATGGATGAGCAACAATTAGCAGCACTTGGTCAAATGCTCGACGAGCATCTTGACGGAGAAGGCGATGCTGACGGAGACGATGACGGTCGTCCAAAGTACACTAAAGAAGAACTTAAACAGATTCGCGACGAAATGCGAGAAGCTGTAATGGCTGCTGCACAAGCGGCAGGTGCAGGTAATGTTCCTGCATCAATTGCACGTATGATTAAGGATTTGACCGAGCCTAAAATGAATTGGCGTCAAATCCTTCGTCAACAAATCCAAAGTACTATCAAGAACGATTTTACATTTATGCGTCCTAACCGTAAAGGTTGGCACATGAACGCTGTTCTTCCGGGCCAGCAGTTCCAAGAAACTATTGATATCTGCATTAGCATTGACATGTCTGGTTCCATCGGTGACGACCAAGCAAAAGATTTTCTAACAGAAATCAAAGGTATCATGGACGAGTACAAAGATTTTAAAATTAAACTTTGGACTTTTGATACAAGTGTCTACGGTGAAGCCGACTTCGATGGATTCACTATGGAAGACTTTGCCGAATACCACTGCAAAGGCGGTGGCGGTACTGACTTCGATGTTAACTGGGAATACATGAAAGAAAACAATATTAACCCTAAAAAGTTTATTATGTTTACTGACGGGTATCCTTTTGGTAGCTGGGGTGACGAACTGTATTGCGATACTGTGTTTATTATTCACGGCAACAACACTATTGTTCCTCCATTCGGCGAATACGCATACTACGAAGAAGTTAAAGAAAACGCATAATGGCTCTAAAGAATGGTAAACCAAATCCATTAAATTACTTTGATTTGAGGAGAGTGGAGTTTCCCGCTCCTCATTTCAAGTATACTAGCTTGGAAAAATACAGTCCAATGCTAGCTAAAAATTTAGATTACTGGATTAAAACTAATTTAAATCATCGTTATTACATAGGTCAAAGTATTGCGCTTGATAGTACAAACACTATCATTTACAACACTCGGATAGGGTTCGAATCAGAAAAAGAACTTAGCTTCTTCAAGATTGCCTGTCCGCACTTGCAAATGAGATAATTATATATGTACTTTACAAGGAGATATCATGACTGAAAACGTACAAGATACTAGCACTACTACAGACGCAACTGCACCCGAACAAGCAAGTGCAGAACTTAATATTAACGACTTGAACGCAATGAAAGTTATTATTGACATTGCAAGTTCACGTGGCGCATTTAAACCAAACGAAATGGCTGTAGTTGGACAGACTTATAACAAACTAACAACATTCTTAGATACTGTGGCTAAGCAGGCAGAAGCGTCTAAACAAGGAGCCTAATATGGCACAATCACTAAAACACGTAGGTAGAATGAAAGCTTCTAATAAGAAAGTATTAGTAGCATATAGAACACTACCAGGGGACGCATATAACGCCCTTGTTATTCCAACAGAAAGTTTAACAGACGATCAACACAATGCTATTATTAATTTAGTAGAAAGCCCAGCAGCTCAAGAAGCATACGAGTTTGCAGAAGCATTAGATCGTACACAATTCCCAGATGGTAGCAGAATGTTACCTAACTTACACGGAAACGGCAGACTTGTTAAAGTCCCAACAGATCAAGTTGAAATGTTGCCTGTTCCAGGTACATCAATTTTGTTATCTGAACTAAATCAAATCATTGCTGAACAGCGTGGTATTGCAGTTGACGATTTATCTTTAAAGCCAAATGGAATGGAACGTGTTAAAGCAGAAGTTACAGAAGTTGCAACTGCTAGAGAACTGCCTAAAGAAACAGCAGATGTAGGTAAGACTACATCAGCTAGTGTAAACGAATCAGTTGAAACACAAACTACATTTGACAGCCCAGAAGCTGAAGCAAAATACTATCGTAGCCAAGCAGACAAGCTAGCAAAAGAAGCAGCAGCAATGCGTCGCAAAGCCGAGGAGTTGGTTCCTACCAAAAAGACTAAATGACATCAACTGGGAAAACCCTTCCCAAAGAAGTCATTGAGTGTTGGCCAGAAGTGTTCGGAGAGGTAAAACTAAATGTAATGCCTCTCAAGTACCTACACGCTGTTGAAATCACTTTCAAAGATGGTAAAGTTTGGGAAATAAAAGTAACAACAAAAACAAAAAATAGCGACTGGGATACATTTGAAAAATCACTATCAGAACTATGTAAAGCATATGAAGCAAGAATTAAAAGCATAGACTTTAAATTAGATACTGAACGTGTTAAAAAAGATATCAAACGTGGAACTGAACAATTTTTAAAAAAGAAAAAACTCTAATGAATGTTAAACTAATATCATCAAGTAAACCAAGTAGAGAAATGAGTAGTGAAGGTATGTA